GTCCATACTGGCCCGGGTGCTCGGCTCCAGTTCCTTGGCTGGTATACCAAGTTCCTTCCAGCTCTTGAGCACGGGCACGAGCGTTGACCGGCAGTTGAAATGCCGCGGCGGGCCGCCATTGAAGGGTAGCGTAGACGGCGAAACCGGCTTTTTCTCCGGCGTGTTCTCCCAAACCTGGCCGTCGTAGGCAATGCATATTTCGCTTGTCCGGTTGTCGAGTGTGCTTATCTGTTTCAGCGCCTTCACCATGTCGCTGTTCGCTTCGAACGACGCGATTCGCGCCTCGTTGGTGACCTTGTTGAGCGCGGTTCGCGCCAAGGTATTGGCGTTTCTCTTCGAAGTATTCATGATGCCAGGAACCTGGACACCTTTAATGGTGCCGCCGGTTATCCGGGTCGCCGCCTGCGCCGCGGATTCGCCGTTCTCCAGTGACGTGCGCATTTCGCGCATAAACTTGCCCTGGAGATCGTTCGATTGTTTGCGCCACCAGGACAGCGGCCGGGCGCCCTCAACGAGAACATTTGCGGCAATGGCGTTGCGAGTATTGGCGTCAAGCTCTTTACCCTGAAACGCGATTTGTTTTGCCACGTATTACCCCTTTAAAAGTCGGGCGTAGCGCGAACAAATAGTCGATAATTCATACAGCAAGCTGGCTTTGGCCGTGATACGCCGCATAGCTTCGTACCGCACGTTACTGGTCTGTTGTACCACCGAAAGGTACTGATCAAGCGGCAGGGCGTCTAGTTCATTGATTAGTTTGTCCATTACGGTATGTTCTCTTCCAAGGAGTTAACAAAAGCCGCTGAGGTCACCTTGGCCACGTCCGAAAGGACGCTTTTCGTCAGTGTGTTAATCTCGGCGTAAGCAACGCGGATCAGTTCGCGGCTCTGCTTATCGAGCTTCGCCATACGCCGCACTTGTGCATCCCTGCGCGGCGTCCCTGCCACATCCACGTTAAGTGTGAGTGCTTTAAGGTCAGCGCCCAGCTGGTCAAGGCGGTCATCGATCTTACGCTGCAACCCAGCGTCGACGCGGGCCAACTGAATGGCCTGCTCGATCATATCGTCCTGGACCTTAGCGGAAACTGACGTCGGCACGTTATTGGCTCGCCCGAAACCTGGCAATCAGGCCATGCACATACGCCACGAAAGGTAGCGCCCATATCGGCTTCCAAATCCAGCCAATAACGATTCCAACCGCTACAGAAAAAGGTAAACCTAACATATTGAACTCCCTACAGTTAAAAAATCAATCTTCGCCGCTTTTCTTGCGGTCTTGCGCAATAAGCTGACTTACGTAAATGACGAAGGGTATTGCATACCACGCCCGCCATAAAAACGTCCGTAATGCCACAATCCCGGGGTGTACCGCCCGTGGCCGCCACAGCCACCCGATAGCTAAGCCCAAAACCAGGCACCCCAGCACATCGTGCAACGGTACGTCGTGTGTGTGCATACGTTACGCTCCTTCGTCCATTTCGTCGCGCTGCTCCTCGACGGATACCTGCTCTCCGAGCGGGTGCCGGTGGGCGTTGGCCTCCGACGTTTCGCTGCCGGTAACCTCCCACTTGTGCCGGTGCCCCTTAACTATATTCGTATACCCATTGGCTTGCAAGGTGTGCACGTGCCCGTCGGCCTCGCCCGCCTCATCACCGACCGCGTTGCCCTGCTCCAGTTCGTCTTCGGTGATGCCCGGACGGTCGCCTGGAGATTCCAGGTCTAGGAGGTCGATCTCTGTTTCGGCGTCGAAGTCATCGGATAACAGGTTGCGGCGCTTCAGTTCCTGCCAATACGTAAGTTGGCTGATATCACCGCGGGCTCTCATCTGGCCCAGTTCCTTGATATCGTCGACATCGCGCTGTGTCAGGCTGAAGTCCTTGAACAGTTCAACGCTGCCGCCCGAATCAGGACCTAGCCCCAGGAACTGGCCGAAGTAATCAAACACCGATTCCAAGGCGCTTTCCAGCTCGCGCGCGAACATAGACAACGGGCTGTCGGCCTCTGATTGGTCAAGGCTGCGCGCGGTCGCTGTCTGGCTGTTACTGGTAACCGGTTTGCGTGCCAGCATGTTCAGGCCCAGTGATGCCATGCGCTCGGTCAACACTTCAAGGTCCTTTTGCCCTGCCTCGATGCCCTTTCCGCTGTGCTCCACGTACTTTAAATCGCTGGAAATCTGGCCTTTAATGAACGTTGTGGAACCGACCGACAGCTTTATGATGCTCTCTTCGTCCCCCAGGCCGGAACCGAACAGGATCGGTACCCGGGCAATGTGTAGGATGTTTCGCTGATCGCTGTCCGACTGCCAGTGTGTGATATTCAGGTACGCAACGTCCATCATGGCGGGGCCGCCCACCATATAGCCGCGCTTGTCTGAGTACACCGTAACCCACGGAATGTAATCGAGAACCTGCCCGGCGGCCATGACCGTGTGACTGTCTACAAGGACCCAGTCCTGTTGTCCGTCGGACACTTCCTTGAGCTCATACGTGCGGTAAAAACCAGGCTCCAGGACGCGTACCCGCAACACGCGTGCCTGCTCAAACTCGCCCACGTCTTCGAAAGTGTCTTCCAGGATGCGTACCTGTGTCAGATGTCTGCGCCCGTTGCGCACCTCTGATTTCCACCCGATAACTTGCGTGGCGTTGTAGTGTACGGCATACGGCCGGATGTCCTGCTGACGCTCTTCCAGAACACTGGTGTTTGGGTCGGCTTGTGGGTAATCCACCAGGATGTGCGTCAGCCCGTGGTTTAGGGCCGATTCGCCAACCTGCCGGGTGAATACGTCTAGGTCTGTGGCCTGCCCGTCGATATTGGCGCGGAATGCTTGTATAGTTTCCGGCACATCGTCTTTCAGGGTAACCGGCTGTTTGAGCGGCTTCGATACGAGCTTTTCAATCGTGTCTTTGTAGACATTGGTCAGGACTGACTGCATGAGGCGGGCACGGTAGGCCGCCTGCGGTTCGTCCGGCATCTGGGGCAAGAACTTGCGCCCGGCTGCGCGCATGGATTCAGTGCCGCCCCACAAAGCGTCAACAATTGACCATTTCGTCGACATCCTGTTGTACTGCTCAGTGGGTGTCGCAACGGGGTTCTTCGTTGTTCGGCCTACCGGCGCGGTAGTTGTTTCGGTGTTAACGTCTGCACTCATAAGTACAAGGCCTCACTGATTGTTTGAACTTTGCGCACTGGAAATTCCTTGGATACGTAGTAACCTAAGCCATCGGACAAGTGGGTCAATTTGGGGTCGTGCTTCTTATCAATCTCACCGCTTCCGCCTTTCAGAAGCCGAACACCTTCCAGGTCTCGCACCAATTCGGGTGCCGCAACAGGGTCCACCATCAGGTGGACGCGTCCTTGGCCATTCTTCAATCGGGTATTCACGGCGTTCACGCGTGACCGTTCCGACGGGTTTGCTCGCGGTACGCGCATAAAGATCTGGCCCTGTCCGAAGTGGCTGTATAGGCCGTTTCGCACCAGGTCCCAGTCGTTGCCTTCAGTTGCTGACGTTTTTCTCGATCCACCGGTGGCGTCACCATATACGAAAATACGGCCTTCGTGGTTCCCCCAGTCGGCGATAAACTTATTGACCACGGCCGGGGTATTGCTGTTATTGGGGATATGTACCTCACCAATTACGCCCGTTCCGTGCTCTTCCTGTGCCTGCAACCCCGCAAACAGGTTCGCCCCCTCAAGTACGACGGGTGCTTCAGGCGCCAAGCGACGCGGAAAATCCATTTCCTGCGCCACTGTCGCGGTACCTGGATTCACGTTGAAATCGAAACATAAAATCAGGTCCCCTTTAGTATTATACCTATCCCGAAGATTTGCGCAATGTAATTCCTCTTCGAAAGGGTAGTAGGCGCGCCCTTCGAAGTTCAAGAAATCGGCCTCATACTCCTGAGCAAAGGTCAGCGGGTCCAGGTCCAGGCGCGCCGCTTCAACGACCGCGGCCGGCAGGATATCGGCGGATTTCCACCGGAACCGGTCCCATCCATCGCGCACGGCGGCGTCTCGGTACAGGTCGTAATAGTGGTTGCGCCCTTCCGGGACACCGGTAAATATGCAGAACCCGCCGCGGTCCTCCAGAGCAGGGCGCACGTTCTCGGGCCACGCGTGGCCTTTCATGTTCGGGTACTCGTCCAGCACGCCGCCATCCCAGGGCGTACCCTCGATTCGTTCGGGCTTATCCATGCCAACTACCCACAGCATTGCGCCAGTGACAAGGGTTATTGACAACTCGCTCTCTGATCTGTCCAGCACAATGTCCTGATGTACAAGAGCCTTGATGTCCTTCCAAAAGATACGCTTGGCCTGGTCACGGGTCGGCGCGCCGAAAAAGAAATTAGGGCTTAACCCTGCTGCGCGTAAGGCTTTCTTGACAACCTTGCGCTTTGCAATCTCGGTCTTACCCGATCGGCGGCCGGCGGGTACCACCTGAAAGCGCGCCGTTGAGTGCCAAAACCTTTGCTGCTCATCGTGGTGACGGAGCGGGGTCCAGCGTTCAGTGAGTAGTGATCCCGGTAGTGACATCTTCCATTTCCTGTAATAAGTTTCTGATCTGACTGGCTTTGTCTTCGGCGGACACGTCGCCTGTGCCATCGGCCAGCAGGCCTAACAGCTCGGCAAGTTTATCGTTTGCGCGCAAGCGGTCGTAAAGCTCAAGTTCGACCCCGTGCTGCGTGGGCTTTATTTTCTTGATACAAAGCCGCTGGGTCCTGGTCAGCTGGTCAATAGGTTTCATCATAGACCAGTCAGTATCCTTCATGAAATAGTCGCCGATGTCGGCGTTAGCGATCGCCGCATACCGGGCTATTACTCGCTCTCGGGTTTCCGTTGCCGTATCGATCGCGGCCACTTTGTCGTGATCTATTACCGCTTTGATGTCCGGGTCCAGTAACCACTGTTCGGCGAGCTCGGGTGTTACCTCTGCGGCCTTTGCTGCGGCTCCAATGTCTCCGGCCTGGACCATGGAGTACGCGAACCGTCGTTGTTTAAGTGTAAGCATCCCGCCAAACTTCCTATAATAGAAATACCTACTATACTAACCGATTTCGAAATGGAAAATCTACGCGGGCGCCCAAAAATGCAAGCGTGATAGTGGGTTGTAGTAACTTATTGATTTATTATCATGTTCTGTAGGTTTTAGAATTCTGGTATACAATATACAATATACCAAAAGGCAGATGTACCAGTTCTAACCACATGCTAAGTGGAATACAAACAAACATCGGGTAACTAGAGGATAAGTAACAATAAAACTTTAAAATATACTATATGCTAACCAGAATGAAAAATATGACCCCCTAAAAAAATAAATTTTTTTCTGGGTGGTATAGTATTTCTATTATAGGAAGTTTTGAGGCCAACTCCGTATAAGATCCACGGACAGTAGGTTAATCAGCTACTTACGCACTTGACCCGGCCCAGGGACAGGCCATTTGCCCCGTTTTTGGTGGTATACGATAGACTGTTCAATGCTACTCATTTCAGCGATCGACAGACTAATTTCATTCCTTTCAATACGATAGAGCGTTATCCGTGAGATATCCAGCAAGGCCGACATTTCTGCGGCCGTCAACCAGGCCCGCCGGCGCATTAATCGCACCTCCTCACCAAGTGACAACAGCTCAGGAAGCAGCAGGTCCCCGACCCAGAACGTCGGCCAAACGTTCGCCGACTCTATTTGCTGGATCGTGCTCCGGGAACACCCGAGCGTGCGCGCCGCTGCATATTGCGACAGCCCGGCCCGCCGGCGCCAGATCCAGAACCTTTCCCAAATCGTAGGGGTCACACAATCACCATGTCGATGTCAACAACGGCCGGCAGGTCAACACTTGCAACCACGTTGGCCGCGGCCGGCATGGCCCGGACCTGTGCCGGCAACACGCCCAGCAAGTCGGGGTCATCATTAATCACGGTCACCGCTTCGCCGCTGTGCATCAAGTTGAAGAATTCGTGGCCGACAAGGAACCTGCCCCCAAGCGTCACGTTGAACCTACCAAGCCGCGGCACTGCACCACCACCGGTAAACCCCGCGGATGCGATGTTGTTGTCGTAACTCACATTTACCGACAGCGCTTCCGACAATCGAATGACACCGTTGGCCCCGGATAGTTCCGTGATGATTTCTTTCCCGGGCACGCCGACCAGGTCGGCAACGACATCTTTCACCGCGTCTTCGACACCAGCGACCGCGGCCACCTTCGCAGCGACTGGCGCCGCCGCACCGATGCCCAATACCCGCAAGAATCCACGCCTGTTCATAACAACCCCTTGTTCATTAATCATGTACACATGATAATAATGTACAAAATTATCACAGCAGTTTTAGCGCCACGTCCACCTGACCGTGCTCTTCGAGCGCGGCGATAATGTCCGGATCTTCGCTAAGCATTTCGATGTGAACAACGGCGAACGCCCACGTGCTTGACATGACGTGTTTGTGGCGGTCAAGTTCATAAACCACTTCCACCATGTCCTTATGTTCCGCGTGCTTACGCAATTTGAGCGTTACCATTTTTTTACTCCAAGTAGTCAATGAATCGTACCCCAGTCAACAGTTTAACGGGTAGCCAGACCGTTTTCAAAGATTTACAGCAAAACACCTCGACGTCGTAATCGTCCAGGGCGACATCGTAGCGCCACTGCCCGGTTGTGCGTAGGTAGCCCAGTTCGCTGTCAACGTGCGGCCGGCTCGGTAGCT